TACCTGGCCGACGCTGAAGCTCTACGACATGATGAAATCCTGCTGTCGGTCCGCAGTGCCAGGAGTCCCTCTGCACTATCGGTCAACCACCAACCCGTACGGGCCTGGCCACAACGCCGTCAAAGCCTATTTCGTGGATCCGATGACCGAGCTCACTCCCTTGCAGAACAAGGACGACTCATACCGTGTACGGATCCATGGCGATTTGCTCGAAAACCGAGCGCTTCTCGCCGCAGATCCGGGCTATATCAAACGTCTGGAGGCAGACACGAATCGCAACCGGCGCAAGGCCTGGCGCTACGGCGACTGGGATATCGTCGCCGGCGGCATCATCGACGACCTCTGGAAAAGCAACATCCACGTGCTCGAGCCTTTCCCGCTTCCCAAAACCTGGACCATCCGGCGATCGTTCGACTGGGGATCTTCGAAGCCGTTCTCTGTAGGCTGGTGGACGGAAAGCGACGGATGCCGGGTGCAGCTCGCCGATCGCAGCGAACGCACTTTCGCCCGCGGCACGGTCTTCCGGATTGCAGAGTGGTACGGCTGGAACGGCAATCCCAACGAAGGCCTCCGCATGACAGCCACGGAGATCGCCAGGGGGATCATCCAGCGGGAGAAGGTCTTCGACCGGCCGGTACGGCCAGGACCTGCAGATACGTCGATCTTCGATGTGGAGAACGGGCGATCGATCGCCGACGACATGGCGCTGATGGGCGTGCGCTGGGAGCCGGCTCAGAAATCACCTGGCTCCAGGAAGCAGGGTTGGGAGAAGCTCAGGAAGTATTTACACGCATCCTTGCAAGTCCCGATGGAGGAGCCGGGAATCTTCGTCTGGTCGACCTGCCGGAATTGGATCCGGACCGTCCCTGTGCTGCCGCGCGACGAGAAGGACGCGCACGTCCCGGACGGTGGAAGTGAAGGGCGTGTGACTATCAAAAACTGAGGAGGGGAACATGGTCACCAAACAGCATCGGGATTATGTAAAATGGCTGCCGCGATGGCAGCGCTGCCGGGATGCAGCTGCCGGCGAGGATGCAGTCAAGGCGCGGGGGGAAGCCTATCTGCCGCGGCCCTCAGGCCAAAAGGACAAGGACTATCTGGCTTACAAGAAGCGCGCCTACTGGTTCAGCGCCACCCAGCGAACTATCGACGGATTGACAGGCCTGATATTTCGGAAAGAGCCCCAGGTGGAGGCTCCGGAAAGCATGGCTGAGTGGCTCGAGGATGTCACGCTTTCCGGGATCAGTCTGCGGGAATTTGCGGCGCATGTGGTGGACGATGTGATGCAGGTCGGGCGTGCTGGTATTCTCGTCGATTATCCGGCCGTGGATCTCACCCCGGATCTGACGGTAGCCCAGCTCGAGGGCACCGGAGCCAGGCCATACCTCGCGCTCTACCAGGCTGAGGACATCATCAACTGGCGTTTTGCTCGCGTGGGCAGCAAGACACAGCTAGTGATGGTAGTACTCCGGGAGCATGTAGACGTGGTCGGTGCAGATGACGAGTTCGAGCTACGCGAGATCGAGCAGTATCGCGTACTGGATCTCGAGCTGGACACAGCGACCTATCGCCAACGGGTTTTTCGCAAAGACGAAAAGGCTGGTGACTGGAAGGTCGTCGCGGAGACACGGCCCCTTATCAAGGGACAGCCCTTCAAGGAAATCCCGTTTGTCTTCGTGGGCGTAGGCCGTAACGACGGCAGGCTCGAGACTCCTCCCGTATACGACCTGGCGAACGTCAACTTGAGCCATTATCGCACACTGGCGGACCTCGAGAACGGGGCGCACTGGACAGGGCTGCCAACACCCGTGTTCATCGGATTGTCGGAAGACAAGAAAGAAGTTGCTCTCGGATCGACAGAGGGGATCGTGCTGCCGATCGGGGGCGACGCTAAATATCTGGAGTTCACCGGCCAGGGCCTGCAGGCTCTCGAGAACCGGGCAGAGGCGAAAGAAGAGGAGATGGCGGTCCTCGGGGCCAGGATCCTCGCCACCGAGAAACGGCAGCCGGAGACGGCCGAGACAGCGGCGATCCACAGGGCAGGGGAGAACAGCGTGCTTGCGTCGATCGCCAACACGGTCAGCCGCGCAATCGATAGATGCCTGGAGATCGCCCGCGACTGCGGAGGCCTCACCGGAGACATCAAGGTCGAGCTCAATACCGATTACCTGGCGGTCCAGATGAATCCGCAGATGCTCGTCAGCCTGACGGCGGCTCTGCAGGCCGGAAAGATCAGCCACCAGGATTATTTCTGGTACCTCCAGCGCGGAGACGTCATCCGGGAGGAACGCACCTTCGAGGAAATGCAGGCGGATATCGAGAACGATCCGTTGCAGCTGCCTTCAGCCGGAATCACGGAGGAGGAGTAATCATGACCGGGATCGAGCGGTGGGCGAAGGGATGTCTCGGGAAAATCAGATACCGCTCGCGTGCTTACGCAGAGCAGGCAGCTCAACAAATGACCCACCGATTTGGAGTTCGATACCGGATTTATTTCTGCTGGGAATGCGCAGGATTTCACTTAACTACGAAGATCAGAGGTGCGGCAGGAAAACCTGAACCAGGTCGGCCTGTAGGTGTGGGTGGAGGCCGGTAAGTGGCGAATGGTCAAAGGCGACCCACCGACAGTAGGGCTAGTACGCTGCACCTTTTTTGCACACGTCTGCAATGACAGTCAACGAAGAGTTGCTTCACAACGCTGTTTCCCATGCCGTTTACCTCGAACATTTGAAAGGTGGCATTTCCGCCAAGATGGGGTTGCTGCTCGGTGAGCTCACGAACGACCTGGTCCGCCAGATCAAGAAGATCGTCGGCGGGGATCCGACGAAGGCGGCATGGACGCTTGCCTACAAGAAGGCGATGCTCCGAGCGGTGAAAGATATCACCGCTGAGTGGAATGTGTCCATGCAGCATAACTTTGAAGCTCTGATGCAACCGGTCGCCTATTACGAACCCCGGTATTGGACCAAGCTTTTTGAGCAGACGATGCCGGTCAAGCTGTCGATCGCCGCTCCAGCTCCTCAGCAGCTCTGGGCGGCCGTTATGGCCAAGCCCTTTGAAGGCGCCCTTATGCGGACGCACATGCAGAAGCTCGAGGCCAGCGTTCGACAGGATCTCGATCGGGCGGTGCGACTCTCTTACGCCGAAGGAGAGCCGATCCAGAAACTCGTACAACGGATCCGCGGTACGAAGGCTGCAGGATATCGTGACGGCATTCTGCCCGGCTTGGCAAACAGGAAGGCGCAGGCGCTTGCCAGAACAGCTGTGCAGCATACCGCGGCCGTCGCCCGGGACCGCACGTTCGAAGAGAATGCGGATCTCATCAAAGGCGAGCAGTGGGTGGCAACCCTGGACGCCCGTACGACCATTCTGTGCGCCAGTCGGGACGGCAAGATCTATTCCCTCGGTGAGGCGCCGCCAATTCCGGCTCATTGGCAATGCCGGAGCACGAAAGTCCCAGTGGTCAAATCGTGGCAAGAGCTGGGTTTGAATATCGACGAGTTGGAGTCCGGAACCCGGGCGTCCCTCGATGGCTATCAGCCGGCCAGCCTGAAGTACGAGCAGTGGCTCGAGATGCAGCCGGAGAAAATCCAGAAGCAGGTTCTCGGTGTTCGTCGTTGGGAGCTTTGGAAAGGCGGAAAGCCCCTCGAGGAGTTCGTGATCGATCGGACGAAGACAATCAGTCTCGCGGAGCTCGCCAGGATCGAGGACAAGGTGCGCCTGATACAGGATATTCCCCACGGCATCGATGGAGCCGAGGAGTTTGGGAGCCGGATCCAGCGCGTTCCCCAGGCACCCGCACTAGGTGGCAGTACAGGTGCGTTCGTCGCTGTGGATGATGAAGGCGCGCAGTGGATCGTCAAACAGTACGGGGGCAACCAGCTTCAGGTACAGAATGAATGGATCGCGAACCGGTTTTATGAGATGGGCGGTGCGCAGGTCCCCGAGGCCCGGCTGGCCAACTTTGAGGGACAGCTGGCTGTCGCCACACGCAAACTGTCGCCAGGCTACACCACTATAAAGTCCTCCGGTGCCGCCAAGGTCGCCGGCTCCTCCCTGATCCGAAGGAAATTCGTGCTCGATGCATATCTGGCTAATTGGGACACGGTGGGACTTGAATTCGACAACATGCTTTGGAGAACGGGGAAAGTCTCAACGCTTACCCGGATTGACCAAGGAGGGGCCCTGTTATTCCGTGCCCAAGGCGCTGCGAAGGGAGCCACTTTCGGCAAGCAGGTGCTCGAGCTCCAGACTCTGCGGGATCCCGCCAAGAACGCAGCTGCTGCAAAAGTGTTCGCCAAAGTTGCGGATACAGACATCATCAAGGCGATCAACACCCTACAGGGGAAGAAGGTCTTTTCTCAGCAAGCTCTGTGGAACGTGCTGCAGGCCTCCGGCATGGAGACGGTGAAAGCCACCGAGCTTTATAAAACCCTCGAGGGCCGCTGGGCGTATCTCCTGAAGTGGCGCAATCAGGCCAAACAGGCGGCGAAGATTGCTCAAGAGATCGTGGAGCATGTCCCCCTCGGTCCTGTCAAGTTCACGCCGACTAACGCACCTGTCGGGGCCCTTCATATGACAGCTCCTCGTGCGGGGAATCATCGGCAGCTAGATCGGCTCGTGGATGATCTGTACAACGCTCGGGCGTTGACGACGGGAGAGCAAGCTTCCCTCAGTCACTACACCGGATCTGGATATCAACACATGAACCGGTTGGCTCTGAGAGGTAATCCAACACCAGATCTCGATACGGGGATCGCAAAGCTGCCTACTTACACCGGTGTCTATGGGCGGGGAATCCCGAACATCAATGGCATTGACCAGTGGTGGGCGAAATGGAAATCCGGGGAATGGGCATCCGTCGAATGGCCGGCTTACAGCTCGTGCACTGTCGTGCCAGGCAAAGAGTGGAGCGATTCGGGAGGATACAAAGCGGTCATCATGGGCAAGGGCCGGACGCCTGGCGGATGGATCGGCCGCCGAAGCTCCCACCCCAGTGAAAACGAATATCTGCTCGCCCGGGGAGCGAAGTTCCGTGTAGTCGGATATGCGGAAACCGGTAGCCGGCGGGCTTTGCTTCTACAGGAAGTCGATGATCCGAACGCGATCCCTATATCCCAGGATCCGCCCCGAAAACTGACATACGAGGAATTGATGCAGATCTGGCGTGACGATTATGCCAGACAGTAGTATCTTGAAAGTGAGGACCTATGGCCACTGAAGAAGATAAAACCTACCCAGCAGACGGTGCCGGTGCGCCGCCGTGTTTCTACTGCAAACACCTGATCAAGGCAGGAACCCAACTGCCAGACGGCGAAGGCTGGACCTGCAAGGCATTCCCCGACGGAATCAGCTACGCGATTCTCAGCCGGGCCGAGGACCACACCCAACCTCTGCCACTGGACAACGGCTATCAGTTCCAGGTGGATCTGTACATCGCGAATGACAAAACCTACCGGATGGATTGGTGGGGTAATATGATCGAGGTCGAGGACCGCGAGTAATGTGGTTGTTCTGCAAACGTGGATTCTACAGCGCGGTGCAGGAGTTTGGCCATCCGGATTCGATCATTGTACGGGCGCGCTTCCGGAACGATCTTGAGCGGATGCAGAAATATCTGGAAGAGCGTCAACTGGGGAAGCCCGGAATCGAGGAAACGCCAGATAGCGACTACGGCTACAGATTGCGTGTCAGCCGATCCGTCTGGGCCAACTTCGTACAGGATACGGCCAAGGAAATCGACTATGGCAATTTCAAACAGGCAGCTTTGACCGATGGGAATCGCCGTCGATCGATCGGCTATCATGAAGTTTGGTCCGCAATGAGGAATGTAGCCATAAACTAATCATTCACTCGAAATATCTTCAAGGGTACCGGGATCCGAGCTGGTATCCTATTTTTTTTCATTTTTTTCGCGTTTGTTGTGGATTCGACTTCTTCGGTGGTATTAGAATCGGCCCCAGCAGGAGGGGATTGTCTTGAAAGAGCTGCTGGCAAAGATCAAGACCGCATTGGCGAAGAAAGAGGGTGGTGATGATGAAGCGCTTACCCTTCTGGAAGAAAACAATCAGGGCCTCGTGGCCAAGCGCGACGAGCTCCTGGATGAAGTAAAGCGGCTCAAGACAAAGCTCCGGACCTTTGACGGCATCGATCCGGCGGAGGTCAAGGACATGAAAGAGCGGATGGAGGAGCTGGAGGAAGCGGCCTCCACAGGCTCAAAAGACGTGGAAGCAGCGGTCCAGAGGACCGAAGCAAAATACAAGAAGGAGCTGGAAAAGGCGCAGGCGGCGCTTGTTGCCGAACAGAAGGTCACGACCCAGCTCCTGGTGGAAAACGGCCTGACCGATGCACTGGCCAAGGTGGGAGTCACCGAGGCCGGCTTGAAGTTCGCGAGAGCGTTCTTCGCGCCGCAAGTGCAGATCGAGGCCGATGGCGACCAGCGTATCGCCAGGATCGGCGAGAAAAAGCTCGCCGAAGCTGTGGCCGAGTGGGCGAAAACCGACGAGGCCAAACTATTCATTCGAGCAAGCGTCTCCACCGGAGGTGGCGCGAGCGGAGGTGCCGGGGGCGGCTCCAGCGCGAAGCAGATGGCGCGAGCGGAGTTCGAAAAGCTCTCCCCAACGGATCAGATGACGTTCGTTAAGGAGGGCGGCCGCGTAACCGACGTGGCTTAAACCCCAAGGGCTCTATAGCCCTGAACAAGGAGCACCTCTATGAGTGCAAATACTCTCACAAACCTGATCCCCGAGATCATGCTCGCCCTGGACGTCGTGTCCCGCGAGCTCGTGGGATTCATTCCCGCCGTAGCGAGGAATACCGCAGCGGAGCGCGCTGCCGTTAACGAGACCGTCCGTTGGCCGGTCGTTGCTGCCCGGGCAGCTGCCGATATCACGCCGGCAGCCACCGGACCGGATCCGGCAGGGGAGACCATCGGAAGCGGCACGCTGACTATCAGCAAGAGCCGGGCTGTAACCTTCCCCTGGAACGGCGAAGAGCAGAGGGGATTGAACAATGCCGGCATCTATGCGGAGATCCTCCGCAATCAATTCGCCCAGGCTATGCGCACCCTCGCCAATGAGATCGAGGCCGACCTGGCGTCCCTGTACGTCAAGGCAAGCCGGGGCTACGGCACCGGCGGGACCACGCCGTTCGCTACTGCCGCCGACTTCTCGGACTTCGCACAGATCCGCAAGATCTTGGAAGACAACGGAGCGCCAACCGGTGATCTGCACCTGGTGCTGGACAGCATGGCTGTTGCCCAGCTGCTCGGGAAGCAGTCCTCGCTGTTCAAGGTTTCCGAGGCAGGTACTTCCGACATGCTGCGCCGGGGCACGATCGGAGACATCGAGGGCCTGATGATCCACAAATCGGGCCAGGTTAAATCCCATACCAAGAGCTCCGGTGACGCCTTCGTAACTAACGGGGCGGACGTGGTAGGAGAGACCACGATTGCCGTAGATGGCGGCGTGGCTACCGACGATGTGGCTCCGGGCGATGTGATCACCATCGCGGATGAGGCGAGTCCTCTCAACAAATACGTCGTGGCCTCCGGTTTCACCGATGCCGCTGCCGGCGACATCGTGATCGCGGCTCCGGGCCTGCTAAATGCAACCGATGACGGCAAGGCGGTCACCAAGTCCAGCTACAAGGCCAACATGGCATTCGCCCGCAACGCCATGGCCCTGGTGACCCGGGCGCCGGCTCTTCCGGAAGGCGGGGATTCGGCTGACGACCGTTACATCGTCACCGACCCGGTGAGCGGCCTGTCCTTCGACATCGCCGTGTATCGCCAGTACCACCAGGTATCCTACGAGGTGGGAATTGCCTGGGGATATCAGGCGATCAAGAGCGAGCACATCGCCCTGCTCCTGGGCTAAGTAAATACGGGGGGTGGCTGAGGCCACCCCTCTTTACCTGAGGAGGTAATCATGCGACTGGTACGAATGGTTCGCAAAGGCCCGGGCGGTCTGGAGATGATCGAAGTCTTTCCCTCGGAGGTCGAGAGCAAGAAGGCCGAGAACTTTGTGGTAATCAAGGTCCGGGAGGGCGAGGATCCTCTGGAGGTATATCGATGCGGCCTCCAGGCTGCCGAGAAGCCTGTACCCACGCCGGCTCCTCCGGATAGCGATATCCCGCCTGCTGAAACCGATCCCGCTGAGGTCCTGGCAACAAAGAGCGAGGAGGAGTTGAAGATCATCGCCAAAGAGTACGGCGTCGAGAAACTGGAAGCCGGAAAAGACGACCTCATCCTGGATATCTTGACGAAAGCCGGCTACCAGGTGGAGCGCGTACCGAAGGAACAGCAGCCCCAGCAGGTTGTACAGGATCAGCAGGCGTCTCGTGCCGAGGCTGCTTCTGCGGAAGCTACCGACGCAGAACCCGCCGAGAAGTAAGCCATGGCCCTGGTCGTCGAGGACGGCACCGGTCTGGAAACAGCCAACAGCTACGTCTCCCTCGCCGAGTGCAGCACCTACCACACCGACCGCGCGAATTCCGATTGGATCGGGGACGATGCAGTCAAAGAGGCAGCCATCATCCGCGCCACTCAATATTTGGACAACCACTATCGGAGCCGTTTCCTGGGCTACCGTGGGTCGGAGGCCCAGGCCCTGGAATGGCCGCGTTACGACGTGGAGGACGACAACGGCTACTGGCTGGATGGGGAGATCCCCAACGATCTCAAGTACGCGACGTGCGAGCTGGCCTTGCGGGCCTTAAATGACAAGCTTCTTGACGATCAAGACCGCGGCGGAGCGATACGACGGGTCAAAGTGGGGCCGATCGAGACCGAGTACTCCGAATCGGCACCTGCCGGCACCATCTACCGTTTTGTGGACGAGATCCTCGGGCGGTTGCTGTCAGGGGGATCCGGAGGTGGAGTAAGGATTGCGAGGGTATAGAGATGGCAAAAGTACGAGCGAAATGCAAGGGTGGCACGCGGACCTACAGGAGTAAGGCCGCGAAGCGCAGATACGAAGCCTACAAGCACATCCATATCAAACCGAGCGGGAAGAGGAAGAAGAAGTAGATGGGCTTCGACTATGGCCCTCTGGCCAGTATGGCCGTCAGCCAGATCGATCGATACGGAGCTTCCATCACGTGGGTATCTGTATCCAGAGGACCGTTTGATCCAAACACGGGAGGGGTATCAACGACTGAGACGAGCAGCACGGTGAAAGCCGTGATCGAGGAGTACAAGGCTGGAGAGATCGACGGCAAGACCGTGATGCGAGGCGACTTGAAGATTCACATCGCTGGGAACTTTGATGTGGATCCGCAGGACAGGTTCACTGTGCTGGGTAATTCGTATGGGGTGGTCGGCGTGACTCACGTGGCCCCCGGCGGTGTAGTGATTCTGACAACCGTGCAGGTGAGACGATGAGCGACTTTGCGTTGGATTCGTTCGCGTCATTTTGCGCACGCCAGTGGATACCGGAAGGGCCAGAGGGAACTGGCAAACGACACTGGGAGGTCCTGCCGCCAGCGAAATTGACCGCAAGACCAAAGTAGGGGGAGGAGCTCCGGCCAGTGAAGCTGCTGCGGTAGTCGCGACATTTCCGGGAGACGGATATGTGTACTTGACGAACAACGTCCCCTATATCCTTCCCCTGGAATACGGAAGCTCGCATCAGGCGCCGGCAGGAATGGTCAGGATCACCCTGGCTGAATATCAACGGTTCGTCGACGAGGCGGTGAAAAGCTTATGAGCGATCCGATCCGCAAGGCGTTGAATACCCGAATGAACACGATCGCTGGATACACGATCGCCTGGGAGAACGTGGAGCAGGATCCTCCGGAGGGGGTGTACCTGGAAACGATGATGTTGCCGGCTCAGCCAACCCAGGCAAGCTACGGAGTTGGAGGGTATAACCGGCACGTGGGGATATTTCAGGTGACCGTCGTCGGCCGGGCAGGTGACGGAGTAGCGGAGACTGATACCGCGGTTCAGGCAGTGATCGATCTGTTTCCCAGGGGGCAAGTGGTAACGGCTGACGGAGTCAACGTCGTTATCGAGAGTTCCGGTCCGGGGCCGGGACTGAAAGACGGGACCCGGTGGAGGGTTCCGGTGAGCATATATTATCGCGCAGACAGAGCGCCGTAAGGAGGCGAATATGGCAGAGGGTTCAAGAAGGCAACTGGTATATGTAGCCGAATCAACGTGGGGAGTCACACCGGGTACCCCAGAAATGAAGACTCTACGGAACACCGGAGGTAGTGGAATCCGGGTTGTACGCAGTTCAATCGAATCGGGAGAGTTCCGGTCCGATCGGGCGATCCCATCGCTCAGATTGGGAACCAAGCAGGGGCAGATGACGGTCCCCTTCGAGCTCTCATTCGGAAGTCAAGACGACATGATTGAAGCTGCATTCTTCTCTTCTCTGGCGGTGGCTTATAACCTGACCGAACTGACCATCGACGTGGATGCCACTGCCAAAACGTTCACTCGAAGCACTGGTTCTTGGATCGACGATGGGGTGAAGGTGGGGGATAAGGTCACATTCGGAGAGTTTACGAACCCCGAGAATAACGACACGTTCGTCGCCTCCGATGTGACAGCTACCGTCATCACCTGTGCCACTGCTACGGGTCTGGTGACTGAGACTGGTACCGGAGACGAATCTGCGACCACTACCCGCAAGATCATGAAATCCGGGGTGACCAGCAAGTTCTTCACCTTCGAAGAGGGGTTTGTCGATATTTCCAAGTATCAGGTTATGACGGGGTGCATGGTAAACTCCATGAGCTTGAATGCACCGTTTAATGGGATCGTGACAGGTGAGCTCGCGTTCCTGGCCAAAGAAGCAGAGGCCATGAGCGGGACCCCCCTTGATGCCTCACCGGATCCGGCGCCTACCACCGATCCGATGGACAGTTTCATCGGGAGCATGAAAGAAGCGGGGGCTGCAACTTCAGTGGTTACCGATTTCTCGATGTCTCTTGCCAACGGACTTGAGGCGCTGTTTCCGTTGTTCACCCAATCCGCTTACCGGATGGGAGTAGGACGGTGCAGGATCACTGGACGGGTCAGCGTGTTCTTCGAAGACGAGACGATGCTGAACAAGTTCCTGAACGAAACGGAATCCAGTCTGGAGATCACCATGACCGACCTGGCCGGAAATTCGTATCGACTGAGCCTGCCGAGGATCAAGTATACCGATGCGGAGAAGAACCTGACGGAGAACAACATCATCCTGGCTATGCCGTTTAGTGCTCTGTATGACAGCACCGAAGATTGCACGGCGATTTGGGAGTACATCCCGGCATAACGCAGAAGGCGATCTCCGTGAAAAGATTTGGCAACCTATTGAGTCAGACAGAGAAAAATCAAACCGAAAACACCG